AAGGGTGACAAATTGATATTCTGTTTTATTGCACATAATGTCCCCGAGTGAAATAAAATCAATTTTTTATTAAAATATGCGGAAATGCCCGTATGCATTTATATAAGTATTTTATTAACAAACCTATTTAAAGAGACCATTCTATAATATATTGGGTGCAAGGCGGCATTAATTCTCGCTTTACATCGCCACCCGACTTTAGCTCATTTGGCAGAGCACCTGACTGTAGTAGTATCGGCTTTAGTAATCAGGGGGTAGCTGGTTCGATTCCGGCAAGTCGGAAATTTAATATGTATTTCAAGATTATACACATTAAATGTTGTAATATGATATTTTGTATTAATTCTTACCAATAACATCCATATCTATAAGCGAGTTTGATGAATCCGACCGAATACTCCTCGTATCTGAATTATGCCCAAGATCTGGATCTTCAAATGAAATGTTAATATTATTTTGATTTTGAATGTCAGGTCCGAATAATCTGACGATATTATTCTTTTTCAAAGTAAATGTACCATTTTCTTGAGGCCGCGTAGGGGTTCTTCCCTCTTCAAGCATGCTATAAATATGTTCTGTAAATGTGATATTATTTTTTAAGAGATTCTTTGCTTGTTGAATCTCTGTCAATATTTTCTTACTAAATACGGCATCTCTATTTAATTTATCAATCCGCACCCTCTCATCAAGCGCCTTCATTTCGTTCAAATACTTATCCTGTCTTCCATATGGGTCCATTACGTCCTCCACAAACGTGCTCAGTTTTTTAGGGTTTCCTCCCTTTTCCTTAGGTCTGAACCAACAGAATAACCGACGTAGACATGTATATTCTTCAGCATTCTCCATCTCCTTCATAAACATGTCATCTATGATTGAAAATGCGGATTTGAGTAATAATAAATTATTAATGTGCCGCTCTTTTTCCTTTTGTAGGTTTGAAAGTTCCTGTTCAAGCGTAGAAGTACTCTTGTCTTTCTTTTTCCTGGATGTTAAAACCGCCGTTAAATATCCTCGTCGGTTCATCACCTCTCTCAAGGCATTTATCTTGCGTTTTCGGATGTCTTCAATTTTCTTTATAATTAAAAACACGTTCGTATTATAAATAATTGGATATTTCGTTCTTATTTCCCTTGGAATAATAAATTGGTTTGTCCCCTTTATGTCCCCAATCTTAGTTTCAACATCTGTTATCTTAGTTTCAATATCTGTTAATTTTTTACTCATGTCATTGTTACTCGGATCATATGCAAATAATAGTATTTTGCCGGACGTAAATTCAACAGATGATTGCAATTTGTCATATTGATGAGCAGATATCTTGTGTGCCTCTGACGCGGCATCCAATTTTAAATAATTCACAACGGCCAATAAAAATGCAATAAGTCCGTTAATTCCGGATATAAAATAGACACCCCAGTAATATTCTTTAATTGTAGATGCCATTACCGTTGCAGCAGTAGAAAGTAGAATAGACGGCATCATTAAAAAATTCAATCGATACTCGCAATAACTCTTGGATTCCATATATATCAGCTTTTGTCCCTTCAAGTAGGTTGCAAGTATATCAAATGCGCTTGAATAATATTCGCTTTCAGCAAAGTAGTTGTCATCAATTGATTTTTCAACCTCCTTGTAGGTATATTTTTTGAAGGTAATTATAGTGGGGGGTGGATTTCCAGATACATCTATTATATTACTTGAGCAATCAGTTGTTACATCATCGGTTGATACATCTTCTTGCATAATATCGTTTATATTTGCAGAGACAGTTGGAACAGTATTTGCCGCCAGAGGCGACTGCGGTAAGTTCTCGTAGCCATAATCCTTTAGGGTATAACTTGAGCCACGTTCACGTGTACGCGCATTGTCATCGCGATTTTTCTTACTATTTTTGGCGCCCTTCATAATATACTAGATATACTTATAATATACCTTTCATAATAAACTTATAATAGGCTCGTTATATATAATGCAAAAAACTCGCAAGAATGGTCGCGGTTCAGCTACGAGTGGCTGGAAGAATGAAAAGCCTGGTTACCATCAAAAAACCATCATGTTAAAACGTTGTGGCAGACGGTGCTTTTTAGGACCGAAAAAATCGTTTCCGATATGCAAAAAAAACACTTGCAAAGTCAGTCCTAAAGGAGTATACGCTGCATACATCCGGGCACGGCAATACAAACACGCAGGTATTTCCCGCAAGGCAAAAAAAATGCTTATAAAGATGGGAGCAAAACGGTAAAAGCCGATTTGCTTTTGATTTATTTACATTAATAATTAAAAATGAAATATACTCATAAAAGAAAACTATGAGTATATACTATATATCAATTACAATGAGTACGACTGATCGTATACATATATCAAATAATTTGGATAATGAGTGGGGCTTCTATATTGATTTAGAGAATTTGCTCCCAGTGTTACCAGAACAGTACCAACCAAAACACGACTATGATTACGAATATTTTGCAGAACACTATGACGATTTTGATAATGGATACGACGACTATTATAATACATATGTGCCTTATTCACAAGGTAAAAATAAATATATACCAGAAAATGTTGTAGGTCTTATCGCAAGAATCAGTTCAACTACAATTCTTACTGCCGCCCTTACGTACGTCATATTCTTTATATTATAGATAGTCGACGAACGGTCATTCTCTTCTAATATATTTATCTCAGTAGTCGAAGTTAACGCACTGACGGAGCTTACGGCTGACATAGATCATTATTGGAAGGGTCAATATACCTCACATATTCGGTAAAATTAGTAGCTCCACAAATCGTATTTCCAAATAAAACACCACTTGGGTCAATTGTGTAGTCAAGGTATGGAATAGACGTTAAACTTAATTTGGCAGGAACTATATTCCCAGTGTTGTCCATAATAATTGAACATCCCGATAAATCTAACTGTGTCAGTAAATTCATATTTAAATTTGCTGGATTATGTGAGTTGTTAACATAAAGGGCTTTTGCCCTTTTTAATAGTAGGTAGTTGCCCTGCGTAACGCCGGTTCTGTTTCGCACACAAATATTCGGCGGACAAAACCAGGCCAGTGCACCCTTGTTGACTATATGGTCTCCAGCATGGCGCGACTTCTTAAGTACCCCAAATGTATTTTTCCCCGTGTACGTGTTAAATGGTCTAAATGGTCTAAATGAACATGGTCTAAATGAACTTGACATTATAAATTATTACAATATTATTTAATTTATAATGATAAGCATTATACATCATATGCTGTAATTAGTGTGATACAGAAACTAAAGTCCATGTTATTTAGATCTAATATTCTTCCATATTCGTCTAATAATTGAACGGTCATATTTTGCAAATTCACAGGACCAAAGTATTCTCTCGGGGTTGTTATAATATTTAAATTGTTGGATATTTGAACGTCGAATGGACGAGACTGAAGTGATATACGAGCTAAAATGTTATTGTTTAACATGGAGGAATTGAACGCGCTGTAAAACCCGTTATTAACGTTATTATTATGGTCATCAATCACAAGATAAATGTATCTTGGTCCGGTCATATCAACGACGCCTTCAGATACGTAATTTAAGTTGTTTATATATTTACCGTTTCTAAACCCTAATGCCCAGCCAAATTTTAATGGCAGCGGTGTGTTACGGTCATCAATTCCAACTCGGTCTGTTTGAAAGTTGAGTGTCAATGCTGTAATTGTTTCACCGGTCTTCGGACCTACCATAATTTGACCGCTACCGGAATTATTATTTATATTTAATAAAAACAATACCTTAGCGAAATCTCCACCCAGTATGGTCAATTGGTTGTTTATAGCGTTCACAATTCCATCCCCAGTGTAATTTCCATCTGGAATATTAACAATCGCACTCGATGTGTTGACTGTTATCTGAAAAAAATTATTGCCGTATTGTTTTGAGACGTTGTAATATGTAATAGGCAACTCTATTGCGTTTAATTGCATTCGCAATACATTGTCAAAGTTCATAGGCAATATAACTTGGAAATTAGAGGGTGCGGTTGAATAGTAATTCTCTCTAAATCTGCTATCGATATTTAAATTTTTCCGAATGGTTGACTTTCTTATAGGATTGACAACGCCGGGGAAAAACTCACCAGGGTCTGATATCAAAAATGGCTTCACCGGTCTTACCTGAACCATATGTTCGTTGATGTCATCCAACTCGCTCGTTTTTAGTGCATAATTTGAATTATATAACTGGGCAAATTTTTCCGTTAAAAAGGTATTACGGTCTGATTTCTCGGACGCCCCCTTTATTAACACATTCTTTACTTTTACTAAAAAATTTATGGTGTTATTTTGAACGTCCTTGTTTACCTTGGCGTTATTTATAATGTTTTCTCTCAATTTCGATAATTTCATTTCAAGAATATTGTTGTCGTAGTTTGGCGGGAGTTCCAGCATTTCAGCTAGTTCATTTTGCGTGTAATTATTAATATCCAAATCAAAACTCATATAATATATTAAATGATTATATTTAAATATTGGAACTTAAATTTAATTTGTCGGGTTAATAAATATTTATATATAATATACAATGTCATTCGCAAGACCACTATTTCAAAGCAGTAATGTGACCGGACCCACCGGTCCTACTGGGCCTGCAGGGCCAGCGATAGCCCCTGCTGGAGGTGCAGGAACTATAGGTGCTACTGGACCTGCGGGAGCAGTGGGAGCTGATGGAACTATAGGTGCTACTGGACCCGCTGGAACTATAGGTGCTACTGGACCCGCTGGAGTTATAGGTGCTACTGGACCAGCTGGAGTTATAGGTGCTACTGGACCCGTGGGAGCTGATGGAGTTATAGGTGCTACTGGACCCGTGGGAGCTGATGGAGCTGTAGGTGCTACTGGACCCGCTGGAGCTATAGGTGCTACTGGGCCAGCCGGAGCTATCGGACCAATCGGGATTATGGGACCAGCTGGTTCTATAGGTGCTACTGGTTCTATAGGCCCAACTGGTTCTGTTGGTGCCGCAGATTGGATACAGGTAGGGAATCAGTTATATCCAACAACTATAACAACCCTTGTAGGAATAGGAAAACTCCCATCGGTAGAGTTAGACGTAAGCGGGAATGTCACCATAAGTAAGAATGTCAGTGCTACTGCTTATAATACAACATCTGATTATCGTATAAAAGAAAACGCGGCCATGCTCGATGAAACCTTTTCAGTAGATAATCTAAGACCCGTTACTTATACAAATTTAAATAGCCGGAAACAGGATATCGGTCTAATTGCACACGAGTTACAAGAAGTATATCCGTTCTTGGTAACTGGAGAGAAGGATGGCGCAGAATTGCAAACTGTAAATTATACGGGACTCATTGGTGTTCTTATTAAAGAAATACAAGACCTCAAACATGACGTTGCTCAACTCAAACAGCAAATATCCGCGGCCAATAAATAAAATTGATTATAAATATATCCTTTAAATGAGAAATATAATTATATAACAATGGCCACTGTATCCCCTGTGTTAGCAACTAAAAACTGTCATACCCGTGACCAATATATTCAATTCTTTGAAGAAGGTCACAAATATGTTGTCCTGTTTGAACCCAATGTAAGGTACACCTCGGTGACTACATGGAATCACTCTCATTTCCCGCATTTTGACGCTGACGCTGTTATCAGTAATATGATGAGAGGTCGTGGCTGGAAAGAAGGACATAAATATTGGGGTCTAACTGCAGACCAAATAAAGGCAATGTGGTCAAACAATGCCAGCGCGGTTTCCGGCGCAGGAACCAACCTCCATTTTGAAATTGAATGTTTCAACAATGAACCGCGACTTGACGGCGAGTATACTAATAAGGAGCTTTATGCCCTTTATATGAGCAATCATCACGACACGCACGAAAGTCGCCCATTAGAATGGCAGTATTTTATAAATTTCGTCAAAGACTTCCCCAATTTGAAGCCGTTTCGCACTGAATGGATTATCTACCATGAAGACGTAAAAATTTCTGGGTCGATAGATATGGTATATGAGAATCAAGACGGGACTCTTTCTATTTATGATTGGAAACGTGCAAAAAATATTACTCGCGTAAATAATTTCAATAAATTTGCGCTGCCTCCGCAAATCTGCCATTTGCCTGATTCTAACTTCTGGCATTATGCATTGCAACTAAACACGTACAAGGTGATTATAGAGGCTAAATATGGAAGGATTGTGCGAGACTTATTCTTAGTTCGATTGCACCCTGACGCAGAAGAACTTAACTATGAGTTGATTCCACTTCCTGACTTATCTGCTGATGTACGCGCGTTATTTTTAGAAAGACTTGGATCGTGTGCGAATGAAAGTCATTTAATATTAAACTGATTTATATTACATATTACAAACAATATATGCAGAAATCCACCCAACCAACGCATAGAAATGATCACCTAAACTGTTTATAAAGGAGTCAGCATGGTCCTTACCTCCAGGCCAATACGAAAATTTATTAATAATATTCATACCATATTTTGTATTTTCAACATATTCAAATATCATATGCAGTATAAACCATAATATAAATGACATGTTCCAATAATATACAATTATACCGACAGCAAAATGTAAAAGTGAAAATCTGTCTGTGAAATATGTTCCCATTTATATACATTGATTTAAAAAACATCTGAAATGCCAGATTTTATACAATTTACATAAACGATATTTCAAATGTAAAATTGTAAAACTATTTAAAACTACGACAAATATTACATTAATGGACAAGGGTTCTATTTTTTTCGCATTCGTCGCAATTTGGTATTTTAATAGATATGGTATTTCGCTCAATCTATTTGTGCTAATTTCAAACCTATATCGGGCGGCGCTACAATTGCATGATGTAGCCGTTATTGATAATATTGTTCAAAATGTCCCTGTAGAGGAACCTGTTATTAAAGTTAGGTACGAAGACAAGTATCTTGCGGAAATTAGACAGTTAGAAAAAGAGTTCAAATTTGATGAAAATGATGAAGCGTTAGTGAAAAAGACAAGTGAGTGTTTAAAGGTGATTACAGATTCCTTTGCGAATAGACGGAAGGAGATCGGGGTTCGTTTACACAATATAGCGACAGAGCTAAGTAAATACCACGATAATACGAGTAATTTGGAACAATTAGATAAACAATCAATACAACTGCTAACCGAAGAGAGAGACGGTTTGTTGGAAGAGGACGACACACTAAAGAATTCTATGGATACAGATGAGGGGAAACTGCAAAATAATAATCAGGCGGCAGAAAATGCGCGGCAGTTTATGATAGATTGTAAATTAGACAAACTAAAAAATTGCCACGTTATGGAACACACTCCAGTTGGAAACGTGTTGATGATATATGATAAAGAGCGCGAGACATTTAAATATTATAGCGATAATACAATCCCGTATAGGTATTTAGATGTAGTGGCCAGGAAGTACGTGAAATTTTTTGATTGCAGACCTATTTTTATAAACACTGAAGAGGAGATACAGCTTGCGGAGAAGAAAATTGAACTGGCAAAGAAGGAGAAGGAGGCAAAAGAAGCGGCAGACAAAAAAAGAAGGGAAGCAAACCACAAGCCAGTTGAGGAAAAGAAACGGGTTTTTGCCAAGTTTAAAAGTTACAATAAGGATGCTGGAACGGGACATGTAAGTACGGGCGCTCCTCCCAAAAACAGTGGACCGAGTAGACAACCTGCGGAAAAACCCGAAAATGATGCTGTATTAAAGGAACGGGCGAATAGATATACATACGAGGGTAAAATGGCAAACTTTAGCTTTATAAAAAAGATTGACAGAAAGATTGTTGACAAGAAGCTGGCAATGACCTTTGCCGACTTCAAGAAGATGGGTCTCGCGAATAAACGATAGAATATGTAATTTATACCGGTTGTACACTAATATAAACTTCTTGCTATAATATAAGTATGACTTATAACACTAAACGATTCAAACGGGGAAGAAATGCGACCCGAAAATATTATGGCGGACAACTGGCACCGGTGCAGGGCCCACAAATGGACAAAAAGACGTTTATTAAACACGAGGGAATCTTTACCGAGCTTGCAAATAAGGTTGCAAATTTACTTAAACCTGCTTTAAAAATAGGACTAACTAAGGCATTAAACGCAATTGAACCTACTGCAGGTAGAGAACTGGCACAAGTGCAAGAACCAGATTCAAGGCTTAAGCAGGCCGGGCGAACGGCTGCCGATATACTTAATAAAGGACTCGCGCTGATTCTGAACCAAGTGAACACTGTTTTAGCAACCCCTGGTGTGCAAACAACGGTAGATGTTGAAGCCGCCCGAGCAACTGCATTGGTGACCGATATATTTTCAAGAGTTGCCGAGAAATTACAGGACCCAAAATTGCAAGAACAGGCTCGTTTAGCAGGCGATGAACTCGCTATTTATGCAAAAATACTTGTAGAAGCAATGAGAGAACCACTTACCGAACTTGTGGGCATACTGAGCCAGGCCGGACTGAAGGCAACATCTGCTATAACAGTTGGCATTATTAAAGTGGTTACTGATGCTATGGCAGCAGTCCCGGGAGTGGGTGCTGTAATGGAAGTGGGTAAAATTGCGAATGACGTTTCCAGAGCGGTCGGTGATGCGGCAGAAGCGGGATCCAACGCAGCTACTGCTACATCAAAGGCTATATTCGATATAACTGAAAATGTGAAGCAGGGTCTCAAAACGGTGGCGACCGCGGCTGCAAACCAGAGCCCCGCAGGAGAAGTTATAGAGAATCCAGAGACCAATGTACCAAGAGGCGGCGGGCATGAAAATGTGAAGCAGGCTCTCGCTGAACTTGCCCGGGCTCAGCGAGCGGGGAAAAAAATAGAAAATAGAACCCGATTAGAGATAGCCAGGTTTGAAAACCCGCGGATACAAACCAAAAATAATAAAATAAGAGGAACAACGAGGCGACTACGACGCAGGGCTATTTAGCCGGACGCGCCTGCTTCCACTCCTTAAACCCGTTGCTTCTATAAATATCAAATGAACTTTCCAAATGATTTATCGCAATATTATACGCCTGTCTATGATGCTCATCCATTTCGCGCAAATAATCATAGACCTCCCTTTTCTGTTCAAGGGAATAATTTCTCACCGCCATAGGTATATTTATATTTAATGTTGCAAAGTCTGGCTCGGGCGACATGTTAGATTGATTTATAATTATCGCATAATTTTAAATCAATTTTTAATTTTTTAGAATTTAATTTAATTTAACTATGATATGTCACAAAACATATTAACTTATTTCCAGTATTAGTATCAAACCGTATATCGCTTGCGTTAAACATTTTTGTTATACTGGTGTCCACGGTGTATCCATTTTCCACCAAAAAAGAAATTAAATCGGGGACCTCGTCAACTACCATTAAGTTGTTGCAACCTTTTCCGCACCCCATACCAAATGATAATATAGCAAGCCCGCACTGTTTTGAGCGAATGCACGGTCCGTGCTCACTAAATTCGCTCAGCGGAGGGAAATTCACTCTTACGACCAAATCTGCAAGCGGTCCCTGCGGCAGCCGATTTAATACAACGATGTTTTTATAGCACTGGTTATACGTGTCTAAATATGGCTGACTAAAAAGAGACACAGTCTTTGCAGGTGTGTCTGGGTTTTGCATCATGGGAACATGTATATTTGCGGTTATCGGCCTCGGTATACTCGTCTTATTAATGAATCTATACATGTAATAACGCCCGACAAAAAAGTTTTTATTTACTTACTTATTTTACTGTTTATAATATTATTATCTAATTTGCTCCGACTCGGTGTTTTTTTGTTTTTATTTTGGTTTATTATTACATATTCATTCATTTCCACATAGTTCGCTTGATATATTGCTTCTTTCTGATCCAATGGACATCTTTTCCAGAGCAGGCATGCTATCATGGGTGAGGATAGTTGCATCTTCGCACGCATTGTAGTTGGCATCATCTGTGTCGTAATCATCCAACTCAGACTCGTAATACTCTGTATGCGGCTCTCCGCTTAGGTCCGGAGTAATGCGGGCATATCTGCGGAGCGAGGGTTCTTGTTCTTCGCAGAATGTGGGCGGATAGGAGTAGGGCTGCGGGATTAGTCCGCGAACTGTCGCCTCTAATACAGCTATTCTGCCAGCGGTCTCTTGGTAAACACGTTCCAGCGCCTCTTGTAGCTGACGAATGGTCTGCGCCTGCTCTTCTACGCGCACCTCCAACAAATGGCAGTTATTCACTATTTGCGCATTAGTCATTATT